TGGATGGAACGCCGCAAACATATAGAACTGCCGTCATTCCCCGTAACTACAAAACTAACTGTAAACTCCGTGAAAGGATTAACGGCCACCGCAAACTATCAAGCTGGGGTTATCGACGGTGCCGCATACGCCGCGCGCTCTACCCTGGAGTTTGCGCAGTTTGCAGACCTGCTAGTTATCCCAACATCCTACAGCCTGGACGATAAAGGCAGCGCGCGCCGACTAGTGAAAAGTTTGCTAGAGAAAGGCGTTCCCGCTTCGCGGATCTGTATAGCGCTTTCGGGCGTTGAAGAGTCCAGCGTCGACGAAACCGAAGCCCGCGACTATTTCGCGCCGTTGGGCGTGTCTATCGCCGCTGGCTATGCACCGCGCTTTAAGTCTATCGGAAAGGCACAAGACAGAGGGTTATCTATCTGCGAGGTTCCATTCCCGCGCCTGGCTGCGTTAGCCGCTAAAATGATAGATAGCATAATTGATCGAGCGTTAGAGGTTAAAAGTACATGAGTGATTTCGATAGTGAAGATCTGCCGATTGGCGGGGCTGCATTAGAGCGCGTAGGCGCACGACAAACCAAGCCGCAATCTTTCCGTATTTCGGAAACAATGAAACGTGAATTGAAAGAAGCCGCGTTTTATACAGACAAGTCACAGGGTGAAATTCTTGAAGAGGCTTTCGAGCTTTGGAAGGCTGCAAACCCATTGATTAAGTAAGCAGTAAAAGCAGTAAGAGCGCGCCGCCCGTCTCCGCCAAGATAAGGGACGGCGCTTAACATCGACTATCGAGGTAGATGCTATGACAAATAGTAACGTTAGGCTTATTGATTTGCAAACCATGCCCTTTCATCAGGTGTTACCGTTGATCGTGAACATGGACGACCGCGTTTTTTGGCGGATAATAAACTGGTTAGCAGACCAGAAATAACTATAAAGATTCTAGCCCCCATCGAGGGGCTTTTTAATGATAGGTAAAAATGTGATGTCGAATATTATCGGAATGGCTTTGCGCGTATTTGTACAAACAGACGACGGCAAAGAGCACGAACAAGTGTGCGTAGAAAGTAAAATTGATGATGAGCAATATACCGTGGCAGTACGTCCCCGCTACGTTGCTGCGGTGAACTCGTTCCTCAAATCCGCTACGCCTGGCATGATGGATGCTATAGGGGGCGCTCTTAATATTGAACCTTGCACATGCGGAAATTGCGCCCCTAGTGTCGAAACTCCACGCGTAAAGCACTAATGACCGACGAAGAATTAAAAGCCGCCTATAAGCAGGAGCTGGCGGCCCTTCTAAAAAAAATAAAGGATGATCACCAAAGGTTTCAAGTCAGCCTACACCGCCGTAACCGTATCACTTGCGCGGTGCTGATCGCGTTTGCGTCTGTGCTCGTTGTGTGGTGTTTTTTTATGGGGCTGTATGCGCCGCAAGCATGGGCTAAAGCGCTTAATGCGATAAACGTTACTGTTAACCTTTGGGCGATACGGTGCAACTTGAAAAGCTGGAATAGATACAAGCCCCTTTAATGGGGCTTTTTTGTATTACATGAAATACTTATTACAGTATTACTATTGAGGGTGTGATGAAAAGATTATTGATAGCAGGGGCCATGATTACCGTTTCATTTAACGCATTGGCAAACGAGGATTACGATCACTCGATGGCAGTTACTAAATCAAATAATGCAGCGTACTCATGGATTGATAGCGCAAAAATGGCGTTCACCGGCGCATTTCCTGACATGCAAAACTATAAAGGGCAATCTTGCACATTGCGGTTATCTTTCGGCGGTAATGCTGCTTTGACAAACGCGAAAGTAGAAAAGGGGGATAAAACCCTTTGTAGCGCGGCAACACAAGCGGCATGGAATACGAAGTTTCCCCCGTTCCCCGATGATGCAACATATCAAATGTTTAAATCGTTCCCGCTGGATTTGAGTCTGTAAGAACTGGCCCCGCTAAATGGGGCTTTCGGTTGCCCAAGCATGTTTGCAGTGACGGCATTTCAATTTGAGGAATGCGCTATACCAATCTACCAATTGAACGTGAACACTTTCGCATTTCGGGCAAGGCGTTACCGATCTCATAGCATTTTCTCTACGTTCAACCATTTCCATCATTGCGCTATGGTCAATCTTAAACTCTTCCAATGTTCGATCTCCGGGCTTTAAACATAACCCCCCCTCCCCCCGTAGGGTGATGCGCTTTACCGAAGTTCCGGCCCCTGCCCATTGAGAAAAGATCTTTCTAATTAGAGTTATAAAAAACCCAATGGTAGATGTACCGGAACCCATGACAGTTGAAAGACACACGCTCGTTTCCTCGCGTACATCTGCCGCGTGCGCCCTCTGTCACACAATCATGAGAGTTTCCGTCTGCTATGCCTTCTTTCGCTCCTAAGAGCGCGGGTGAGTTCTCTAATTCCTACCCTATACAGACTCGGATTCTTTTAGATTGCTGTTCCTGGCTGGCCTTGCACGCACTCCCCTTGTAGGCCATGACTATGAATTTTTACCGCCCAAAAACACTGAACCCAACGGTAAAACAACGACTTAAACATAGTTTTAGAACTAGAGAGGCATCAATCTTATATAGGGTACTTGCGCGCATTAGAGTTTTTAAGTATCTTTAGACGCAAGAAAGCCGCCCCACATAAGAGGTGTCTTTTTAATCCCCCTGCCGCCAAGCAAGAAGATTACTAGTTCCGAATAAAACCGCCCTGCAAGGCGGTTTTGTCGTTTCTGGCGATTAAGATAAACCAGGCGGCGAAGATCCGCAAAGGATCTTTACGCCCGATAGATCACAAGTGCCGACTAATTAAGCGTTTATTACCGCCTCGTTATGCGCTACGCGGCTTTACGAGTCTTTACCCCGTCTTCTCGCTCTTCGCTTTTTCCCCCTTTAGCGCCTTTACCTCCGCTGATAACACTTTGATCGCTGCCAGTGCATCCATGAGCAACGGATTTGGATCGAGCGCTAACACGCCCTCGCTTTCCGCCGATACCCCAATACGTTTTACATAGTCCTTGTCGATGGTCTGTAGCTGCTGCGCTACCGCACCACGGCGCACGCGGCGTTTTTCATCCTTCTTGTACACAAACGTTTTAAGTTCGATGGCTTCAATGTTGGCGAGTGATTGCAGCCCGTCATAGTCCTGAATATCGTCTTTTAACGTTGCATCAGAAGTAGGAGCTTTGGTGAATACCTGTACGCCTGTTGGGTTGTTACTAACAATATCGCCGTTTTCGGGGGTGTGTTCCCAGTACGCGATACTGGCGTAGGTTCCATCCGTTCCGGCGTCGCTAACTGCTGCTGCGGTAACGGGGCGCGGCCAGGTATTAATCCCTGTTGTTTTCCACCCGTAGGAAACAAAACCGCTAAAGCCTAGGCCCGTCGTCGCCATAGCCTGAGAGATTAACGAGCCTGCATTCTCTGCGCCTTGTTGAACGGTTACGCGGTCAAAAGAGATCCCCGCGCGCGTATGACTCCACGCCCAACCTACGTTAGTGTTGTAAGAGCTTTTGACCTGCTTATTCTGCGTGATGCGGTCGTTGTAAAGTTCAATACCCGCACCATTGGCTTTATAAAAACCAGCAGAATCCTCCGCGTTACTTTTGCCCACATACCAATCAAGAGCCCCATTAGCTTTTTTACCGCCGAGGTACTGCGCAACATTATCCGCGCTGCGCTGCATCACCTGAACGCCGCTGATAGGGTTATCGCTCCAATCTAGACACCACTGCCCCCAGCCCGCTGTTCCCCGTTGGCGTCGATATTGCAGGCCGTTAACAAAATAGCTCAATCGTTGGCTGCGGTATTGCGGATCAGCGTGTACCTCTGTTTGTACAAACGCCCATTCAGCGCGTGGCGCGAGGGGCCACGGCCCGAGGTTGTTCGAGTCGTTCGCGCAAACCAGCCCGCTTTCGCTAATGTCATCAAGGCTGCCCACTAGGTTATTAAGGGTGTTGCCGTGACCTGTGCCGCCGCGACGCAGCGCGAGCGGGATAGGCTGCCCGTTAACGTCGTTAGTCCCCCAATCCCCGCTATTGTCGACGTTAAAGCCGTTGTGCGCGTCTGGCGACTGCATTCCCGTTGCTGTCGTGTTTTGCACAAAACTACCCAACCCCAGGCTAAAACGCGCCGCTTGTTTGTCCGGCACGTCTGAAAGGTTGTTAGCTTTCTTTAGCTGGTTATCAGGGTTAGCTGTCTGCGCGCGGTCTGCTTCTGTTTTGGCGCGGTCTGCTTGCTGCCCTGCGGTTGTAGCGCTTCCGGCTGCTGCTGTGGCGCTTGTACCGGCTGCGCTTGCACTTCCCGCCGCTGCTGTAGCGCTGCCCGCTGCGTTCTTTTCGCTGGCGGCTGCGGCTGAGGCACTATTAGCGGCTGCTGTGGCGCTTCCCGCTGCCGCTGTAGCGCTTGCGGCTGCTTGCCCTGCTGATACTCCGGCGGCGCTCGCGCTGCCCGCTGCGGCTGTTTCAGACGCTTTAGCGGCGTTCATGCTGTTTTCTGCGCCGCCGTTAAATGCTTTCACCTGCCCAACGGTTGCAGCGTCTTTTTCTGTTACGCCGTCTGCAAGGTTCTGAATGCTACGGTTTTGCGCATCCCAGGAGCCGCCCGCAATCGGTCGCGTAATGGCGCTTTGGTTGCTGGCTTTGGTTTCCTGCATCGCCAGCCAGATAGCATTAAAATCAGCGTTTAATTCCGAGGCCATTAAATCCCCGTTTTCGCTGTACGTGGTGGTGCGTACAAACGGCGATTCACGCGCAAGCATGACCGCATACCCGTTAGCCGGTGCCGTATTCATTACGACGGTGCCGCCGGTGGTGTTACCTACGCCGTTGACGGTGTAGGTATTTGCGGGGGCTTCTACGAGGTTAATGTGTACTTTCAGATCTGCCGCATTGAGCACAAGGAATCGAAAAGCAAACGTCGTAGTTGCCCCGTCTGCCGTAAACGTGGCAATAGGTACAATGTCGTTAATCATGTTTTTTACCCATAAAAAAAGCCGCCCGTAGGCGGCTTAGAGGAAGTAGGGGAGGGATTAGCTAACGGTTAGCGTGGTTGTTGTTTCGATGGTCTGACCGCCTGAGTCGCTAACGACACATTTGTATTTACCGGAAGAGTTAGCCGCTACTGCGTGATTAATTAGCGCCGGGGTGCTCGCCGTCGGGTTAATTTTTGGGTCGATTAGGATGCTGCCGAAGTACCAAGCGTATGTATAAGGCGCTGTGCCTCCTTTCGGTACAGCCGTAAATGTAACGTCTGCGCCAATCGCTGCCGTTTTAGTTGCAGGTAACGGGGTATCCCATGACAAGAAGAAATAAGCAGGGTACTTGATGAAAAACACGTTCAAGTTTTGCGGGAGATTGCCGCCCGGCCATTGCGCCCACTCTGCGGGGATCTGCGCGGCTTCAACACCGGCGGCTAGCTTGCCGGTGTCGTCATGTAAAACTTTATCGTCAAAATAAGCGACAACCCCGCAAGAGTCGCGCGGGCCGCTGAGACGGCGGAGGCGAACACGTAACGCGCGCTCGTCGGGATATACTTCAAAAAATGCAAAAGCCATGTTTAAGCCTCTTCAAAAGACAATGTTACTTCGTGGGTGCCGTCTGTAAGTTTCCAGTTAGCGCGAGGGTCTACTTTTGCCAGTGCTACGCGCTGCCCAATGCGTACCGGCGTTTGATGGATCGCGCCCGCGCCTGAGTCGATGAAGTCATCTGGCTGGTTAGTTAGTGAGGGGTCAAACTCGCGTAGCTGCTTGTAGGCTTCGCCATCAAGTACACGCGTGTGCGCCCATAAGAACGCGGAGGATATAGGCGCTTCGAAGGCGTCTAGGATTCGCTTTTGTTTGTTTGCAACGCTGTACTCTTCCGCCACGCCGCAACCCATGCCCTTTAGTGCTGTTTTCAGAAGTTTGGCGGCAAAGCTGCCGGGGCCGTTCACTTCTACAACAACTTTAGGGATGTGATACTTCTCGACGAGATCCCGAATCTGTACGACTTGCCCGCCGTCTATCTTCGTATCGTCGGAGAAGGTCGCCAGCTCGCCCTTGAGCGCTTCGCAGACGTGCCAATACAAGTGGCCTTTTTCGTCCGTAAGCATTAGCGAAAGGGTCGACGCATCGCCTTTTACTTTCCCTAGTGCAACATCCCAATACGCGATCATGCCCGCTATCTTGACGTTGCCGAGGCGCATTTCTGCCGTTCCGTTGGCGACGTGTAACACCGGTTCAACGTTGTATTCTCGGATTCTGTCGGGGTCTAATCGCGCATCAGTTAGGGGCTTACTGTGTAGCTGATATTGCGAATCCCACGCGGAGATCGTGCGCGTGCTATATCGGCGCTTAATCAGCTCTTTTGTGTCGAAGCGTTCGGGCCAGGCGCTGCCCGCGTAGAAGTCGACAAGGCGATGAGGCGGAGTAACGAAAATAACGCCGTCGTCTACCAGCTCGTAATCGATGCCCTCGACTAGCAATTTTGCGCCGGTGTAAATGCCGGTGAAAATGTAATCAGGCTTAAACGATAGTTTTACGTGCTTGTGCCGCGCGTCCTTCGCTTCGAGCCGGTACTCATGCTCAAACAGCTTGATAGTTAGGCAGTTAGCCCCGCGCTTTTCGATCTCGTTATAAATCGAGTCGTAAGTGTGAGGGGTGCCGATGTATGTTGTGCGCCCGCCTGGTACGAGGATGTGAGTAAGTTCTTCGAGGCGGTAGCGTAGCTTTTCGCGGCTTTCTTCCGTCTGGATATTTCGCGGTACTTCTACGTCATCGACTACCGCCAGGCGAGCACGCGAGCCGGTGACGTTCGACAACACGCCGCGCGCATAGAAAGAACTGTTTCGCGGGTCTTCTGCGGTCGTTGTCCACCACTGCTCGACGGTGCCTTTACCGTCCGGCATCATGCCTTTAGTCAGTGGGTGATTGCGTAGAATGTATTGAACGTCGCGTGATGATTTGTAAGCGGTGCCGTCGGACTCAGATTGCAAAAGAATCATAGCCGCGCCGCTCAGATACAAATCCCACGCACAATAAAGATCTATGATGGTGGACTTGCCGAAGCCACGAAAACACCGGAAAAGGTTTAGCTCGCCGGAGTTTTGCAGCCAATGGACGGCGCGCCAGTGGATATCCGGCACCGTCCATTTCATTCGAATTGCCCACATCAAAAAGAACGTAGCAAAATCGACTTTTTTCATTAGTGGGGCTTACCTGCCTGTACTTTTTCCATGATCCGCATAGCGGCTTTGTTGGCTTTCTTGATTTCGTTCTCGAGGGTTTCGGCTTCTTCCTCTTCCCCTGCGGCTTTAATCTTTCCGCCTTTGGTGCGAAGGTTGAGATCAATCAAGCTGTGCATTTTCACGACAAGGGTTAGCGTCATTGCGGCGTTTTTCTTGTCCCAATACCGGTCGCCGCGCTCTTGTTTGGTCATCTGCAAAAGGTCTTTGCTGCCGCCTGTCCATTTCTTCGGGTCGGCTTCCTCGAAAAGCTGCTCTGTTAGCGTGTCGGCTAGCGCTTCCAGGCGTTCGACATACGCGGGGTCTTTTTTCTTTTTCATGGTCTATTCCTTGCGAAGCACTTCGACGGCTTTATAAATCCCGCGTAGAGCGGTGAGGATTACGAGGCTTTTGATCAGCTGATGGGGTAGGGAACCGGAAAGCCCAATGACAAAGCCCGCGCCGGTGACGGTCGCAAACGCGCAATGCCAAAGGGTGTCGAATATCCCCGCGCGCGCCTTGTCGTGCATGACGCGGAAAGCCGAGGTGATTAGTAGTGATCCGGTGCAAAACAAGCCGAGGGGCGATTGCCAGAACGTCGCCGCAACGTGTACGGGTACAAAAGTGTTATCTACCGACCAACCCAGCCAGGTTAAAAAATCAGTCATTCGATTTACCCCCGACCGGTACGCGCCAGTTTTGAAGCACTTCCGCGCCTTTGCTGATTACGGTTTGCCAAAATGCGCCAACGACAAAGGCCAGCCCCGAAACGGCGGAAGGGGTGACAATGCCGAAGTATTCGCACGCCCACGGCGTAAGGAATAACGCGACAAGTAACGCAGAAATGAGGTAAGCGATTTGTTGCCCTGCGGTGAGTTCCTGCTTTCGCATGTTTAGCGTAATGAAGCCGCCAGCAAGCCCCGCCGCCATGAGCCATAGACGGCGCTTTAGTTCTTCATTCATCGGAAAATATCCATAAAAAAACCCGCCGAAGCGGGTTAGTTGGGGGAGGGGGGATTTAGAAAATCGGCAATGCGTTCTGATCGTGTGCGGTAGACATTCCGGGAGCGTCTGCGCCGCCGGTCGGAGGTAGCCAATACGAACCGCCGTACTTGCCGGTTAAATCATTCATTTTTTGTTTGTATCCTGGCATTGCGTCCTCGTTTACATCGTCCATTAGCAAGCGGTCGATAGCGGTTTTTGCATACCAAAGATTCATAACGGGTATGTGATTTCTGGCGAAGCGTAGCGCCTTATATTCCGCCTTGCCCCTCGCGGTGCTATCGCCGCCAATCGCTTTATGTACTGCGCCCGTAAGGTCGAGGATGTCGCCAACTTCCGAGCCGGTCGGTCCGAGCAAGCGCCAACCGTTCCCGCCGCCCTGCGTGTCGTTAATCTGGCCCAATCCTCCGGCGATCATGTCGCCCGCAAAACCTGCGCCGCCTCCGGTACTAAATGCCGCGCCCCAGGTGCGCCAGTCGTTAGCGTCTTGTAGGTCTTTCCCGTCTGACAGATTTACAAGCTGATTCCCGACGTAGCCGCCGAGCGTTGCGCCGACCATGTAAGGAGCCGTGACCGCTAACCGCATCCCTAAAGTGTCTTGACGCTTCCAGCGTTTAATCATGTTCGCAGTGATTACCGATACCACGCCTTTAAACAACATAAGCGACTGCATAACCGCATGTGCGCCGGTGCCAGGCTGCGCGCCAACCATCGCGGCGGTTCGAGATAGCAGGTCTTTTTCATTGGTTATCATGTTGTGGCCATCATTCAAAAACCCTTGAACGGTGCGCGCTATCTCGTTGTGTTCACCGGCTGGCAAGTTCAGCGATTTAAGCGCGCCCACGTCGGGGATTTTGACGCCGCCCACGTCGGAAAGGGGAACGCGTCTAATACTGTTCCAGTTATTTTCCGTAATGCCGCTCATGCTAAAAAGTTGCTTAGTGCCGTTTTTAAGCTGCCCCCATTCCTTGCCCGCCATCTCCGCAAAGTGCGCGCCGTGGATCAGCTGCCCAATTGCGCCCGCTGTATTCGTCCAGGCTTGCAAGCCGGTTAGGTGCGCGGTCGTGTACGCGGCGCGGTTCATGCCGCTTTGTCCGAGGATGCCGATCCCCTTCAACTTTCCGGTTTGTACGTTGGTACGGCGTGAAATGTTCTGCAATGACTGCTCTATCATCGCGGAAGCCAGCCCCATAGAGCGCAATTGTTTTTTCGTTGCGCCGTTAGTTGCCGCTTTTACCATTTGGGGGATCTGGCCCCTTACACCGAGTTCTCCGCTATAGCTTACGAGGGTGTTCATATCCTGCGGCACTGCGCGCAACGCTGTACGCGTTAGCTTTGTTGCGGAGTGCATCGAGGTAAACCAGCGAACCGCATCGACTAGGCCACTTTTAAAATCGTTTTCACGACCTAATAGCGCCTCCATCATTTGGTAAGTGTTTACGCCCGCTACTGTGCGCTTGCCGGTTTCTTCCGTGTTGGCCTTCTTGCCGCGTCCTGTCATATCGAGCGCGTGCTCTACGTCTTTGTAGTTCGCCACTTCTCGCAGTTTTTCGATGTTCGCTTTAGCGTCGGGGCCGTGGCGCTCGATAATAGCCAGATCACCGGCGACGTTGTTCAAGTGCTCCAGCAATAGCCCTACGGGTTCTTGTTCGCTGAATTGTGCGTGATAGGCTTCGTGGCTGGCGGCATCTTTGAAATTGATTTTGCGGCTGAATGCACTTGCGCGATCCATTATTGACCGGTCGCCTAGTGGCCCCTCGAGCTGGGCCAGCTTCTCGTTATGTACCTTTTTGCTTTCGCCTTTAGATACGATGGTTTCCCACATATCCGAAAGCGTGGATTTGATACCGGCCTCGTCCATGTTCGCGCCGGTTTCGTCTATAAAGTCGTTGCGGTCGATAAGGTCGTAAGTTTTATTAACCCAATTTTCCCGCCCCGCCTTACGCACCAATAACGCAGAATGGCTTTGCGGTACGAAGTCTTTCATCTTGGCGATATTTGCGCCGAAGCCGTTCAACCGCTGGCGGTATCCTTCCATCATTTCCGAAAGCTGCATTGCCATCGTTTTGGCTTCTGCGCTGTTCGTACTTTCGCCGCGCATCTCTCGATAAACGAGGTTCATAAAGCCTTGAGCCTCGGGCGCGTCCATGTACGGCATACGGGAAAACTTACCGGAAAGTTTGCCCCATAGATCCGCTAATTCACCGTGTAGCTGTGCCATAGCGCCTTGCTTCTGGCGGTATGTTTGCTCCATGATTTTGATTAGCGCGGCGCTGTATGGCATGTCGTTTTCTTTGGTTTTGAAAATGCCGGTCGTCGCGGTGCCGCCTTCGTTCTGGTCAAGTTTCGCCAGGTCGAACATGTCGCGCTGATTGGAAACGCGCTGCTTTTCACTCCAGATCTTACTCAATGCGTTAGCGTCTGCTTTGCGCTCCAGATAGCCCGCCGCCTCGATACCCGCCGCCGTGGTGCGCTCTTCTGCTGTCATCGCGCGCCATTTGTTCGGGTCACGCGCGCGAATGTCGCGGGCGCTTTGATTGATAGCTTTATCAATTTGCTTTTCTTCGGTGGCGCTAAGGGTGAGCTTTGGATCTTTGCGGGCAACGCGTAAAAACTCTTCAACCTTCGTTTTACATGCTGGGGTCATTGTTTAAAGTCCTATTGAGCAAAGAGCCGCAACGCTGAATTTTCCCGCCTCGGCGTGCTCTACCGCATGATTATTCATGATGTTATCTAGCACGCCGTGTAACTCGGTATCGCCGTTCGCATCTGCCGTCTTGCGCAAATCGTTAACGTGATTCACTAGCTCTTGTTGGCTTGGGGTAAGTTTTGGCGCGGCTGCTGCGCCTGGTGTTGGGGCTTCCAGTGCTTGCGCTATCGGGCTTTTCGTCGCGCTGATCATCTGCTGGGCTTCAGTGACGTAATCGCGTTGGGGTTCAACGTCGTTTTTCTGCGCAATCGCCGCCGGTGATGTATCGCGCGGAGTAGTTGCGAGGTCGTCGGCCTTAGCCGCCATCTCCTGCGTGATTGCCGTGTGCTCTTCAAGCTGCGGGCGCACATCCTCCGCCGCGCGGCTTAAACCGTTAGGGTTCTCCAGCCGGTGGATGTCATCGCGGGTGCGGTCGGCTACATCTTCAAAGTATCGTTTCGCCGCTTGCCAGCGCGGTAATTGAGTCTCGGATATGTATTCGGCTATGTCGTCCATGCCGTCGCTTTTCGCCCGTTCAAGGTCTGCCGTGTGTCCGTCGATCCGCTCTTGAGCTTGTTTAATCTCGCTTTCCGCATTCGATAATTGCGCTTTAGCCGTTGCGGTGTCAGTTTCCACCTTCGCCAAAAAGTGCGCGTCGTGGATGCCTGGCACGTCGGACACATTTACCGGGTCGCCGTTGGTGATGCTATCCATTGCCCGTTGTGTCGCTTGCGCCGTGGCTGCGCTGCTGTTTGCGTCAACGGGGATTCCTGGCGCGCTTTCGTGGATCAGGTCGTCGGTTGCAATTGCTGCGCGTCCGGCTAACAACTCATCATCAGAGGGGAGCTTTCCGCCGAGTTCTGGCGCTTGTGTGGTAATCCCGAGCATAGCCCCGCCGAGAATGTCGCTAGCTACGCGCATCCCGTCCCAAGGGCGCATTTGTTCGGCCTGTTTGGTATAGCCGTTCGCTTCTAAAACAGTGGCGCGGGTTTCGCCGCCGATTGCATCAATCCCCGTCATTACGCCCGCACCAATCGCGCCCTTTGCCGTCCAGCGTAAAGCGCGGGAAGAGATAGCCGCTAGCCGCCCGCTAAAAGGGATTCGGTTTAGCCCAAAGAGTAAGCCCGTCTCGATGCCCTGCTCATTGGCAACGGTCGACGCGGTGGATTCATCAATGCCCTGATCTAAGAGCTTTTTCTTCGTCTGCTGGCGCTTTTCTTCTCCAGCGATAAACGGCGCAACTGGCCCAAAGGCGAGTTTCATCATATCGCCCGCAATCGGGGCAATGATTTTGGCTGCGGTGCCGGTAGTCTCCGGGTCAATCTCACGCTGGCGCGTCGGCTTTAAAATCTCGTCTGCGCCAACGGATTTAAGCAAATCTTCTTGCCCTGTAAACTGCGCGGCTGCGGTTTCCTTCGCGGCGTTCCATGCCGTTACCGCAATGTTTCCCGCCTCGATGCCGGTTGCGTTGAATAAGCCCGCCATTGCTCCGACTTTTGGCGGTTCGATAACTTTCGCGCCTGGGGTGCTTAAAGCCTGTTGCTCGGTTTGGTCGTCGTAGAATAGCGGGTTAATCGCTGGCATTAGTTCACCGTGATATAAATCGGTTGATGGGTTTGGGAACCTAACAACGGCGCGCCGTTTGGCTGCGTCACTAGGTACGAACTGCCGCCAACTGCGGTTAGTGTCGCGTCGCCAGTTTGCAGGTTCGCATTGATGTTTACGCCGTCGGGTAGCGCCTTGATGGATGAATAGAGCTTGTCGCGGAATTGGTTTTCATCGGTACTCGGTGGCACTGCAATTTTTCCGCTGGCCCCGTACTGGATAACCTTACCCGCTACTTTTTCCATAACGGCGGCGTAGTCGTCAGAGTCGAAGGTGTTCGGGTCTTCGTTCTTATCTGCGCGGTATTGGATATACGCATCGTTAAACGTAGTCCCTACCGTGTTGCGCATGGTCGGCGTCATCGCCCCGCCATAGGTGCTATCAATTAGGGGCTGAGTTTTCGTCGTTGGCGGGGCTTTGTAGTTGGCCCCCTTCGCAGTGCGGAGCGTTTGGCCCCCTACGATAAGTGTCGCCGCTTCGCCGTTCGGGTCGCTCGACATATGCCACGCCGCCACCTGATCGCTTTTCGTTGCGCCAATCTGCTTAACTAACTCCGGGCCGTATTTGCCCCCGTAGTTTTGCAGGTCTGCGATCATCTTTACGCGCTCTGCCGGTACTGAGTCTTTTAGCTGCTTTGCAAAAGCGGTCTGCTCGTCTTTGGTAAGAAACATTGGGGATATAGACGGGTCTTGCATCTTAGCGGAGTCATACAGTGCCTTGCGCTGATATAGCGCCGCGCTGAATGTCTGCATGTTTTGCTGTTTCTCCTGCCACGTCGAGCCTTTGCCTACCACGTCGAAAGGTAAAGCCGGTATATCCTGCTGCAAGGTTTTTGCTTGCGCGGTGATAGGGTCGGCCTTGCGTTCGGCCTGGCTTCTATCCGCTGCGCTTTTCAGAAGGTTGTATTGCTTTTGTGCTGCGGGGTCGTCGCTCTGTGAGAGCTGCGCCGCACGCTCTGTTAGCCATGCGTTTTGTTGCGGAGCTGTCAGCCCGCTAAATTCGACTAGCTGTTTATTCTGATAGGCAAGCTGCTTTTCGCCGCCCGCGTATGCGGAGCCTTGCAACTTCTGGCTTATGTTTTCGAGGTAGTCCGGGGATAGTGTGGCGCCTGGGTTGCTTGCCTGAAAATCTTCGGCTTGCTGTAGCGTGTTATAGGCCACTTGGTCGACGTGCGCTTGATGAGTTTCGGCGCGTGCGGCTGCGGCTTGCTGCCGTGTCTGTTCGGCTATCGCTTTGGCTTCTAAGCCCGTTTTGCGGGTTTCAATTTGGCCCATAATGGCGAGCTGAGAATCAGGGTCTAACTTGCCGTGATAAAGCCCGTTTTCGTCCGTGATCGCTTGCCCGATTTTGTTCAATCCGTCGTAGCTATCGCGGTTGTTCAATACCTGATTTAACGCGCTGGCTTTCCAAAGATTGCCCTTCGCGGAGTTTAAAACCTTCTGGTAATCCGCGCCGTAAGCCTCGCGCGCTGATGCAATAAATCCTTCGGAATCGTACTGCGCCGCCGCCTGGGAAACATCGGGGCCGCCGTTAAGCGCTATCCGCTCGTTTTTAGAAATAAAGTCATCTGTAAACGTGCGGGTTTCAATCTTATGCGCCGCGCGGAAAAGGTGATCCGAGTCCGTGTTAGCTGAGAGGTCAACGGATTGATAGCCTTTTTCGACCTGCATTTTTGCCGTTGGCGAAAGGCTGTCGATCTCCGGGCGCTTAAACTCTTCCATCCCTTTCTGGATGTAGTCTTTAACACCGGCGGCTTTCAAGTCGCCCGAGTCGATTTTATCTTGTGCCGACTGTATAACGCCCTGGCGGTGTATCTGGTAATCCTGCACGCTAGCCGCGCCTTTCTGCGCCGCTAGCTGCTGTGTCTGCTGCCAGATCTCGCCGCCGAGCTGCTGCGCCTGTTGCCCGACTTGTTCCCACGCCTGGTTAACGCGCGTTTCCTGCTGTTGCGTGTTGCGCGCGCTATTAATCTTGGCTTCCGCCATTTCTGCGGGGTTGCCTCGGTTCACTTGGTTATTCACAACCTCACGCTGTGCGTTACCAAAATTACCCATATCAATTTTCATTAGTCGAACCACCCATGACTAGAAACCGTCGAGCCGACGCCCATTAGCGTTCCCGCCCAATTAGCTTGATTGATAGACTTTGCCGCCGCTGTTGCTGAGTCGCTGCCGCTGTCGCGCGCCAATAAACCCGCCGCTAACTTCGTATCGCCCTGTCGACGGTTCGCCGCTGCCTGGCTTTGAATCTGGAAAATCTGATCGTTAGCATTGGCGATGTTGGTATAAACATCCTCCGCCGCTGCGCCGACAATATGCGCCGGTACAAGCCCCGCCGAACCTTCACCGGCGACAACACCGGAACCGGCGTAATTAGTTAGAGCGGTACTTGCCGCCTCATAGCCCGCCCGCTGGATCTGGTAGCTTTTCCGTGATGCCGCGATAGCTTCACGTCGTGCCATTTCGTCAAGGTCAGAGGCTTGTTGATATAGCTCGTTTTTCTGAGCTAATGACGCCTCATAAATGCCTTCCGCTTCGGCCTGTGATGCCTTCTCTACTTGTTTGTTTTCGTCGCTCTTCGCTTTGTGGCTGAGAAGTTGCCCGCCAATTTGAAGAACGCCGCTAATAGCGTCGCCCCATCCAAAAGCCATAATGAATCCTTAGTTCGCTGCGATTGTGCGAATGATTGCGAGAAGGTGGAAAGGTAGCGGCTGGGTCTGCTCAATTAACAATTCGTTGTTATCCCATCCGTTCAACGTCCACGGAACATCCCCCGTAAACTTACCCGTAGCGTGGTCGAGCACTTTCGTCCCATATTTACGAAAAGGGATTTGCTCGCCGTTGATGGATAGCCCGATGGTGTCCAATACACGGATTAACGCCGAGACGGTCGACACGCGCGCGCCTTGCGGGGTGCCGATAGGGGATTGAAACTCTGGTTTGAGCGTTTTCACGCGGGAAATAAACTGTAGCCCGATGTGTACCATTGACGCCGGACGGGGTAGGGTGATTTTCCCGCCGGTAACTACTTGGTCATCTATTGGCACGCCGTCGGCTACGATTTGCACCGTTTTACCTTCGAGGTGTTCTAGCGCCGTCCAGTCCTTAGCCGCTGGGGAACCGTTGACGATTTTACCAACTAGCGCGCTATCGACATTTAGCCCACTGGTAAATAGCTCGATGTAAGTCGCCGTTTTGCCGCTAACAGTACGCTCTACCGCGCAATAACAAGCATCTTCCCCTGTCGTCGTCGGAATACTCGCAACGGCTTTAAACGTGTCTTCGTCCCCGCCAGTAGTGTTACGCGTCCAGCCTGTTACCTCGTTTTCTTTGTTATAGGTAACGGTGATCATTTCCCCGACGCCCGTTACCAGGCGTAAAAGCCCTTCGGGTTCTTGCTGATAGGCACAATCCACAATTCCCGTTTCGGTCATGTGCTCGGCTAATACCGATAAGTCGCTAACGCTGTACGCCGTTTGACTCTGCGGGTCGTATGAAATCGCCATAACCTTTCGACCGGCGCGCTGCGTAAACAGCAATTCAGTACCAACACGAACGGGGCGAACGTATGACGTACCATAGTTTGACGGTACGCGAACGCTAACACTCGATGGGGTAATAGGGCCGCTTGTGCCGGTGATAATAAACTCGCTTGAATGCGTCATAGCGATAAGCGCATTCATTGAGAAAATAGCGGTGATCGGGTTTATCTGGTCGCTGTCCAGCGTGAACGAATACGCGGAATCGTCCATGTAGCCGAGCTGGAAATCTAAATAAGTACGGATACCCGAACCCCAAACCGTTTGGGGATATTTCTTCGAACCGGCAAAGATTAGGCGTTGTTGGTGGAGCGCTACGCATCCCGGCCAGCCGAGGGAATCACTCCAGCAAGTTTCTTCTAACGTCCAACTATTCGGGCTTGCTGGCGTCGTGTCGCCGCCGGAATACATCAGCGATGTTAACTCGCCTTTAATACTCACGCCGTCGACAAACGTCGTTAGCTTCACAATGCCGCCATTCATGCGAACGTATTTTCCTACGTCGGCTTGAGTCCATGTGTAGGTTGTCGGCGCGCCGCTATTCGTTTCATCTGTCTTTTGCAGTTTTAGCGTAACAACCACGCCGACCACTGCGGCGGCGCTTGATACGATCCACGCATCAGGTGACGGCGTAACTTCTAAAAAAGGGGAATTAGTAAACGGAAGTTTTTCAAATACCCAATTCGTTTGACTGTTACGCACTAACCGCATCGGTGCGGTGTCCGGGTGTGCCATAAACATTGTATCCGCACCCTGGGCATAGCTGATCTGATCAAGCATTGCCGCCGTGATGGTCGTCGCTACTTCAACCGGCGCGCTGTTTGGGTCGTTGGGGTTAGTTAGTACAATGCCGCCATTCTGGAATATGCGGATATATTTCTCGCCCAACTCCAAAACGTATGACTCTTCACGCGAAAAAACCCACGGAATGAGGCGAACTTTTCCACCAGGGATTTTCGCCTGATAAACGAACTTTAGCCCGTCGCGGCGACGTAACCCGCCTTGAACTACTACCGTGACGTTTTCGCAAATCTCCGCCGCGTTGTTATAACGATTGATATCGACACGCCCGCCGAGCTTTGGCGTTACTTCACCGGCGGTGAAATTGGTCTGAATTACATGGGTGCGCATTAGTAACGAGCCTCCATGAATACATTGTTATCTATATCTATCGGCGGCAATTCCATCCCGTTGATCGTCTTCGCCAGTTTTAAAGCTATCGCCCATTCTTGTTCGCTCGCGTTGCGTACAGCTACGTCGCGCGTGATGGGGTACGCAAGCGCCTTCTTCATAGCCAACATGACAACTTCGATAAATGCCGCGTCCCAGGTCTGTTCCGCGTCGTTTCGGTAGATGTATCGGATCTCGAGACTAGACGCGTCGGTTAATACCTTTGTGCCTTCGACTGAATAGCCATAAGGCCAGCCCGCGCCAATCGCTTGACTCCCGTTAACTTCAATCAAACGGATGAAATCACCTGGTAGGGTGAACTGGTACGCGTAGCCAAACGCTGGCCTAGTTTCATCGGGGGAAAGACGAACGCGCGTTTTTGCAAAATTCCAAACGTGTTGGCGGAGCATGTTGTCACGCACTGCGCCGTACATGTTCGCGCACAAGCGCGCCGGTGTGTTGTTCTCTACAAAGGAGTTGATAGGGCGCTCACCTAATGCAAGTAACGCCGTCGAGCAAATAGAAAGGTCTGAGATATTTACATTCATTAGGGGGGCGCTCTATAGACGAAAAAAAGCCCCCAAAAAGGGGGCTTGAGGGCTTAGATTGCGAAGTTAAGCGCGACGACTTTATCCTCGTTGGCGCGACCTGCGCCGAAGGACATTTGAGCGGAAAGCTGTTTGATGTTACGCAGATCCGCACGCGTTTGAATGTCGGTGCTGTAGCCGATACCAGTACCGAAATGCAACGCGGATTTAGTGAATGCTACGGTCTGATAACCGTCCTCGGTGCCGTTGGTTACTGCCGCGCCCGCTTTAAGCATGGTAGTACGCTCGAACGGTACAAACGTCATACCCATCCATTTACCGCCGATATCGCCCGCTTGCAGCATCTGAATCGCCATGAAATCGGCGTTTGTCAAAGTGCTGTCAGAGAGAATGGTTTCCATGAAATAGGAGTTATAAAGAACTACAATTTCCTCGTCATCAGCGAAACGACGACGGAAGAGAGTGCGCAACTTAATCAGTGCGGCTTTGTTCAACGCGATAGGGGCCGCGTTGGTGCCAATGCCCGCCGGTAAAGAGGTCGCGGTGTAGCTGCCTTTGCCCGCTGTAACTGCGCCGCCCGCTGCATCAATCTGATCCGGCGTTTCAACTTTACGCATAATGTCGGCGGTCAGTTGGCGGAAAATCAGATCATCTTTTGCGCGCGCTGCTGCCGATGCCATGAGCTGCATGTAAGCAGAATCCGGCGCGGCTGACAGTTTCGGAAGGTCGAAAGGTTCGATAGGTACGAACAAATCGTAATCTTCCATGTACGCGATACGCGTACCCGCGCCAGGAGTTGTTAGCGTGGTGCCGCTGAAACGGTCGGCAAATTTGCGCTGTGACATAGACAGTTTGCCCATGTCGTTAATGGTGAAAGAACTACCCTGAATCGCGCCGCGAGAGGTTACGAGTGATTCAAGTACAGAGGTTTTCTGCTGACACGCAATCTCGAAAGAGTCGTGAAACTGTTGTTTAAACGCGGCTGTGATTTGCGCGCTATTTGTTGGAGCTGCCATGTGCTTATTTCCTTAAATTTCAGGCATAAAAAAACCCGGCACATTGGCCGGGTTGGTTTGGTCAGGAATCGCCGCGTTTAAATGGCGCTGTCCTCGGTGTAATTTTCTGAGTAATACTTTTGAACTCGCGCCATCGCTGCCGCGTGCTCGGGGTGCTTGCTGTCTTTGTATGCGTCGGAGTGCATCAGCGTTTTAATGTCTTCCCCGCTAACAATCGTCGGGGTATGGATTGGCGCATCTTCGCTAATCTCACCGCCGATTTTTGCCAGGAGCTTAATGATCGAGGCGTCGTTACCGTAACGCGTCATAAACTCTGTGCGTTCGGCTTCCGGTAGCAGGTTTAGCCCGCTGCGCGCGTTCTTAATCTGCGCGTCGAATACCGCCGGTTCCTTCCACACTTCGCGTAACTTCGCCTCGTTCGCTGTGCGGTCTTCTTCGATTTGCATCAAACGCCCGTCGCGCTCGGCGTTGCTGATCGTTTTCAGGGAAAAGGCGAATTGCTCATGTGTCATACCGAGCTTTTTCGCTTCTTCCGCAAACCCCTTCACGGCTTCGAGGCTTTTAATCTCTTCCCACGGTTGCGCCAGCCCTTCGACGGGGTTGTATTCGGCGTCGGCTGCGGGGATCTCGCCATAAGCTGCGCGCGCCTGGTACGCTTCCGCCAGCTTTGCCGCCGATGCCGTTACATCTACCGCTTCGCCGTTAACGACGCGGAAGGCTTCGGGAAACTCAAACGGTGCGGGGGTAGGGTCTGCCAGTAACGGGGCTTCGACTTGTGCGGGAGTCGCCACCGGTGCCGGTGTTTCAATTGCCGCCGGTGTTTCAACCGCTGGCACGTCTAAGATTTGCTCACTCATTTTGATGTCCGTTCGCTTGGTTAATCATTCGTTGGATGAAGTCGACGACGGATTTTTGCCCCGCGTCGTAAATCATCTGTCGGTTTGCTTCGTCGCCGCCTTTGATGAACCCCGCGCCGCCAAACTTGGCGACTAGCGCCGCGAGCACGTCGCGGCCTAGTTCGTGATCTTCAAAGAGTCGTTGATAGTCATGGGGGGTTAGGGGCTGTTTCATGCTGCCGGTGCCGCCTGTGCTGCTTGCTGTGTAGCAATCTGGCCTTGTGCGTTAGCCGCCGCCTGATTGTTTTGCAATGCCATTTGGTTTTGCTGGTCTTGCTGCTGCGCCTGTTGTTGTTGCTGCGCGCGCTGCTGTCGCATTGCTGCGACTTCATCCTCTGACCGCACGCACGACATAGGGACGCCGAGAGCAAAGGCTTTTTCACGCTGTGCCGCTTCAACGTTGAATATGTCCATCACATCCGGCCCCAATGCCTGGCTAAGTCCGACTAAGCCTTGCTCTAGCTGCTCAATCGCTGCTACCTGCGTCATGCGCTGGGCGCGTGCCAATGGGTTATCGAACGTGACGTGAAAATTAACGTTGTCCATTTCCGCCGGTGGTTCTGGCAAAGCGCCATCACGCAACATAAGGAAGAAACAACGCTCAACTAACGGCGTGAGGTATTCAGCTTGGAAGCGCCCAAAGACGGGGCCGAGCTGTTGGCGGAGAAGATTTAAACGCGCCTGTACTTCGGTCGCGGTCATCGGTTGCCCGCCTTGCTGCCCCAGGGTATCCGCCATCATGATTTTTCGGATCTGCGCCTGGAGGTTCGCTTCAGACGTAAACGCAACTTTAAAATCACTGCCGGTCATCAGGGGCCGCATTGATTCAACGCTGTTAGCAACGATGATCTTTCCGGGGCCGACTTTGACCGTCGAAGGGTTCAAAACGCCGTCGTCTTCTGCGATGAACATTCCCGCCACGGCAAGCGCCGCTGCTTTCTTTTCCCAGCCTTTCAGAATGTTTAATTCTTTAATGTCGGGAAGGGCGAGCGATACCGCGCCGGTGCCGTAAACGGTGCCAGGGATTCGGTTGTATCTCGGGGCAACTACTGGAAATTCGTGATAGCCCGACTCGCGCGCTACTCGTCGCGTTTCCTTGCAAACGTGAACCGATGCAAAAGGCATATTGCGAGAGCGCAAGCCTTTAGGCTGGTACACGGCACGCGGAAAAATGGCGTGAATAAAATCGAATTTGGTTTCCGGTTTATCCTTCGCCGCCAGGCTTACCGCTTCGCCGCACGCATCCCCGAACGCCGCGAACGCTTGCGCCGCCGTTAACTTGTACGCACGAAATACGGTGTCGACCGTCATGTTTGTTGAGCTGGCGAAATAGCATTGAGCTAAAGGCCACTGCTGGAACATGAAACCGCCGCGTGTGCGGTCAATGTCGATATAGAGCGCGAACATACCGCCTACAACGCCATCGACCACGCCCTCGAAGCATTCAGCATCGAAGCCGCTCGCGTGGATGTTTCGCCAGATCTTCGAGGCGACAACCGAAAGCCAACGCTCTACCGCGTCTTTGTCGCTATCGCTTTTCAGGTTTAGCCACTGGTCGTTAGCCGGTGTTAAGCCGGAAACGATAGACGCCGCTAATACGTTGGCGCTTTCGCTGCCGGTGCTGTCGAGTAAATCCGCTTGCTCTTTGCGCGTTTGCTCGGGGCTGGTTAGCCCCGCGAAGCCCGTACCACGAAAAGGAAAGGTGTATTTGTAGCATTCGCGCCAGTGCGTTTCGTGCTCTTGTCGCCCTGCCTTCATGTCATCCAGGCGGGCGCAAATCTGGTTTGCTAAGTTATCCATCAGGTATTACCGCCTAGAAGGGTTCGACCGCTAAGACCGCCGAGCGCGTTTTGCCCGCCAGCCGTTCGGCCTAACAAACTTGTGCCGCTGCCGTCTGCGCCTGTCGCCAGTGCATACTTGGCATAGCGTCCGTGGAGCGCTCGAAGGTATTGGTTTTGTTCTTGCTGTCCCGCTTGCAGCATGTCTTTTGCTGTTTGGGGTAAGAGCTGGTTAATTGCTGCTTGGGCTTGCTTGTCGACCGGTTGCCCGTTGGTTGGCTGATTTATTGGCGGTTGCGGTGTACTTACGGGCTTATTCCCCGTTTGGGGGCTTCCGCTTCCATTACCGGTGTTGCTGCCCCCTGCGCGGTTTTCATTCCAGAAATTACCTTGTCGACTCGCCAGATCTCCGGCGCTTGTTACTCCGCCCTCGCCGTTGGGGTTGTAACCCCTGAGAGAGCCGAGCGTCATTTTGTCCGTAACTCCTGCTCCGTAGATCATCCCTCCTAGCGCGCCGAGGATTCCGCCAACTGGCCCCATAGTGGAAAAGCCACGCGATCCCCATTTAAGCCCGCCAGATAACGCCCCGCCAACTGTCCCCCGCCCTTCGTCTTCATCACCAAAACCTAACAGGTTCCCGAGTCCAGAAAATGCGGAAGTGACTCCCCCCCAAAGACGCGAGCCGAGATTTACGCCGGGTTCAAGCCCCGCGATAGCTTTATCTCGCTCTGCGGTTTGCTCTTCTTTGGTCTGTTGGATCTGAGCAAGGCGGGCCGCTTCTTCTCGCGCTGCTTGTTCCGCTGCGGCTTGTCGTGCCGCTTGTTCCGCTGCGGCTTGTCGTGCCGCTTGCTCCGCTGCGGCTTGTCGTGCCGCTTGCTCCGCTGCTTGTCGAGCTGCTGCTTCTGCCGCCGCCTTTGCCGCTGCATCTGCTGCGGCTTTACGTGCTGCTTCTGCCGCCGCTTTTGCCGCTGCATCTGCTGCGGCTTTACGTGCTGCTTCTGCTGCCGCGTTATTGTTGTTGTCGCGGTTGCCACTACCCCCACCGTTTCCGCCGCCGTTTCCGTTTCGGCTTCCGCGTGAATCACCGTTTCCGTAAGGGTCATTCGGCCCCATGTTCCCGAATTGGCTATTGCCACCTATTGAGTTGCCGCCGCCGCCGTAACTGAATCCAGGCATAAGTTACTCCTTGTGCTTAGGTTGCCAGCCGTGGCATTCGCATTGCTGCCAGCCGTGGCTAATCCCCGTAATCACACACGCCGCGCCGGGTTCGCCGGTCGGTGCTGTTGCCTTTTTTGTCTCTTCGGTCGGTGCCGCCGCTGGCACTACGTCGCCTGGTGTTTCAATTGCTCTTGGTTTGCGTGCCATTGGCATTCCCTAAAGTGAAGGGGGCGCACTTCCGGCCTTGTTGCCGTCGTCGTGAGCGTGACAACGTAACTCGGCGGGCGCTGCCCCGGAATTGATCAACGCTTAATCAGTTATTAGCCAATGTGATGGGCAACAATTGATTAACCGCTGGATCGGGATTTTTTCCCCAACGCGGCAGGGCGGTAGGGCGATTTTGTAAGATGTTGATTTAACTGAAATGTAGAGAAGGTAAGTAAGCGCTTACCGGGGCGTTTTTTGATGTAATTTAGTAATATGTATTACGTGTAATACAATTTGCTTTTGGACTGCGCTAATAATTTTGGAGGTATGAGGCTGTGTGTTCGACGGCGAAAAAGCGGGCCTATGGCCCATCGTCGCCGTTTGGTTTTCGACCTGTAAAGAGGGGGGCACCCCCATCAACGCCGTTGACCTTGGCCCTTGACCTGCCATAGAAGGCGAGCGCAAGCGAGCGGCATTATTATCCGTTGACCTTCGCCCTTGACCTGGCCCACATCACGGCATTATCTGGAACGGTTTCGACGCCCAAAATCAGGCCATTTAACATAATGAATGTTGTGCGCACCAATTTTCGGGCCAGATTTGACGCGGGTTTTCGGCCTATTTTCGGCAAAATTCGCACGCGCGATAGCGCCGCGCGTCCAGGTTATCAAGCGGCTTTTAGGGGTAGTTGCGTATCGGTAGCTCAAAGTGTGGTAAATCCCAATCGTCATTACCTACGCCGAACCCGTCGCCGTTGAAGTCGCCGCCCCAACGAATGGTGATCTTGCTCTCCGCTGCTGCCTGGTGAACGGCATCAGACACCGCCAACCATGCCGCCAATACATCAGCGCGGTTACGGTTCCACACATCGTTAACGCCAACCGGCACCAGGTCGACGGCATAGCCGGATAGGTGGCGGCTGTTCATGGTCTTGGTTAGCTTTGCTTTGAAGAGCTGCTCTTGTCGTGCGTACGACCGTAGCCCCTCGGTTACGCGGAAATCTTGCGAGGTGATCTGAATTGCCCGTTCGATAATTTCACGCAAGATAGGATGAACGCCCGCCAGGTTTGCGCGGCTTGTCGCGCCTAGTGCGAACTTTTCCATGTGATCTCCACTTTTATAATTGTATTACATGTAATATGTATTGCATGTAATACAACTTTATGAGATTATCTTTCTACCGGCAGAACTCACCGCCATGAGCTGCCATTACTGACTATCGAGGATTTAGAAATGACTACATTGAACGCTGCAACAATCACATACACCCATAAACTGGCTTCTTACGTGGCTGAGTGTGTAGGCACCGGCGCAACCCTGAAATCTGCAAAGGCTGAGGTAACGCTCGCAGTATCTGGCGCTTCTACCTTGTTCCCTATCGTGGAAGGTGTAGACATCGAAGAGGTTAAGGAATGTTTATGGCAAGCGATGGATTGCCGCGCGAAATCTGACTTTGTGCGTCGCTGTCATCTGCTGGTCGAAACCCTGGATAACATGCGCGAAGAGTTAAGCAAGATCGCCCGCGCACACTGTGCGGCTATCCTTGAGGACGCGGAGCGCTTCCCGTCCGACTATCATCTACAGTTCGAACGTAACGAGGCTTGCCGCGTGGCTAGAATTGAGCGCGAAGCAAAAGCGGAACGTATCGCAACCGCCGCCGGTATCTCCCCCGCTCGCGCGGCTACTCTGCTGATCGCCGTCGGTAACGACGAAGTAAAAGCCTTGAACAACGCCACCGATGAAACATACAAGGCGCAAGGCGTTAAAGCCTTGTTTGCTGCTCAAAAACGCTACACCGCTGCGCATGAGGCTTCATATCAGGCACTGTGCGATGCCGCAGACGAAACCGGCACCGAAGAGGCATACGACGAAGCAGAAACTAAACTCGAAGCCGTTGCCGTCGTGCTGCTGCAACTGGCGGGCCGTCATGCTGTCGCCCTGGCTGGCAAGACTGGCAAATCTATCTCTGAAATAAACCTGCTTAAAGATATGTTTCAACCCTTCTTCACCGGCAACTATTCCAACGTCGCCCCAGGCAAGCGCAACCAACTAATAAACAGCGCGCTAAGACTCACGGTCTAGACAAAAAAAAGCCCCTGACCAAAACGGCAGGGGCAGATATTAAGCGTAAATGTGACGCGAAATAGTTAAATATTTGTTCGTGCCGCCAATAGCGGCAACATAGACAAGATCATATAGATTACGGCTAGCCTTTGCTAGCGATATCAAGCGCAATTACGCGCGCTTGCCAATATCCGAAAATATAAGCGCCGCCGGTTTCAATCCCCCGCTGCGCGGCTATCTTCGAAATATTGTGTAACTTTGCTATCTCTGCGTAAGGCATAGAATAAAGATAGCGGCTCTTTATCAATTCATATAACCCACGGTCATAATCCGCCAACGCGCTTACGCATGGATCAAAAATCGCGGCGTCGTCATCCGGCATCGTAGCGCGGGAAGCGGGGCGCGGCGTGCTGTCGCCGTATATTGTCACCGGCTTGATGTGCAACGCGGGGCGCTCGTTTGCCCACGCGCCCCACATATTTAAAAGGCGTTCGATCTGGCTCATGTTTCCTTATTCCTGTCTATTCCATAGAAAAACACGTTTTTGCATCTTTATCTGGAAATTCATTTTTAAGCATTTTTTACATCTTTATTACAATCACTCTTTACTCTTTATTTATTCTTTTCTAATAGGAAAGATAAGAATAATAAGAGTAAGCCAGCGCTAACGCGGATCGGTGATTTTCCCACTCGATGAAAATATCCTATCCGTAATAAGTTTTAGCGCTGGCGCTCTGTTCGTTTTTCATACGTGAAAACAGGCGACTTGTTACAACCTTTGCGAAAACGTAGAAAGCTAAGTGCAAGCAACAAAATAACGAGTATGTTTTTTATACAAACAGCATATAAAACAACCTTATTTAGATTGTTTTTTGTACGCCCAAATAAGCGAACCGTTGTGAAATTTGCGAAACCGTAGGAAGCCAAGCGCTTTTAGTACCTTGCCGACTCTTATTTGCCCGCTACGGTCTACCTTCAAGCCCCACTCTTTACCGATAGTGGTCAATACTTGAGTAGTAGTTAGCGCTTCGCTGTCTGCTGGCGTGGTGCCGTCCAGCTCGCAAGGAGTAGACAGCCACTCGCTAAGAAGGAGTTCGAAAGGGTCAACGTCGCGGAAAGCGTCGTGTATCGCTGGCGCAAGCTGCGCGGCGGTCGTGTACTGTACGCCCTTGCGCTTGAATAGCTCGCGGGCTTCGGCCCACAACTGCGCACAATCGGCTTTGATGGCGGCAACATCGACCGCGCCGCATTCGATGGGCAACCATCGGCGGTTACCGGTGGAATCGTCTAGCAAGTCGGTATCGTTCGACGTGCCATAGAACACACAACGGCGATCATACTGCGTCGCGTGCTCTTGATACTTAGCGACCCATTTATCACTCGTACACGTTACATATTGCTTAATGGCTTCGATAGCGCGCCCGCGTAGCCCGTTCATTTCGCCGTATTCCCCGACTAAAACGCCGCGTATCTTGCGCGCTGCGTCGGCGTCTTTATCGTTGAATGATAATTCCGAGAAGAAACGAACGGCGGGCGATAGCGCCGCAACGCCGGTAGATTTGCCGCAACCCTGATCACCGATGAATATCGGCATCATGTCGGCTTTACAGCCTGGTTTGAGCACGCGCCCCGCTTGCGCCGTCCACATGTAAAGCGACACGGCGCGCGTGTAATCGTTATCGGCAGTGCGGAAGTAACGCGGCAGGAAGTCGGCAAGGCGTTTTACGCCGTCCCATTTCAAGCTGTTTAGCCATTCTTGCGCGGTGTCGATTGTGCGGATCTCCGCAACGGCGGCGACGGCATCGCGGATTAGCTCACGGCCTACCGGCTTAAACCCTAAGCCCTCGAGCGTGGCACGTAGCCAAGTGTAATCCGTATCGCGGAACGAACGCCACGCGCCCGCGCCGCCGATCACTAGCTCACCGGCAAAGGCATCAAAGCGCACATCCTGGCCCAACCAACGCGGCGCGCCCAACGCTGCTAGCACGTTTGGCACTGTTGGCTCTGCCTTGCCGTGTTTATCACGCTCAAAGCTAGGCGCAACGGGTTTCCCCTGCTCCATTTCGACGGGGAACGCGTCAAACTGTGAGGCCACAAAGCCGATAGCGTCCAGAAAATCGGCGTCTGTGCGGTCGGCGTCGCTAGCGTGGAGGCTTACAAAGTGGCCTTGCTCATAACCGCAGGTGCCGGGCAGGAAGTACGACACACTAGTATCACGGTCTGTCTGTTCGGTGGTGTATTCATCTTCGAAAGGGGATCGAATATAACGCTGACCGTCTGCGCCGATCTCCAGCGTATAGCCGTTGGCGTCGAGGTATAACGCCACGTCATCAGGCTTGACCACTTCGCCACGCTTACCGCGTGCGCGGCGTGGGTTCTTCTGTGAATCGGCAAGGATGGGGAGCGCAACGGCGATATCAGATAGCAGTTTGTCGAACTCGCCCGCACTCATACTAAGCAGCGCGGGACAAGGTAGGCACACGTCGGCGGTTAGGCTGTCGGCGGGGCCGTCTAACCATTCCAGTTCAACGCCGGATGGATGGACGCCGAACGCGGCGAACTGCTGACCGTGGGCCAGGATCTCGACGGCCTCGCCCTTGATACCGTGGGCTTTTACGCCTTTGCGAAGGGTAAGCACGCGTTTAGTGATCGGCTTTTCGTCGTCACCTTCGCGCGGCAGGACGGCTAACACGTAGGCGCGGCGCTGGCTGTTCGTGCGTACACGCTGCGCAACCTTCGCGGTGCCTACAGCCTTGCGGATCAGGTTCTCGACAATGGTTTGATATTCGGTGTTTTCGGTGTCTACGTCGACGCACACGGCAACCGCGCCGCCGAGGTTCGTTACTGGCTGGCCCAGGATAACGCCGAACCCGTAGCGGCTGTCACACTGCCATTGTTCTATGTTACGCAGTGTGACGCGGCACTTTTGCCAATCTTTGAAGCCGACGATCTCGCCGCGCGTGTTGTAAACAGAGGGGACTTTGCCAACAACGCCCGCTGGTAATTCTGTCTTGATGCCCTCGCGTGCTAACGCGATAGGCACCAGGTTAGCGGGGCCGAACGCCGCCGCGAAGTGCTGCCAGATAGCCGTACTCATGTTATCCGCTGTCCAGGGTGATTCATGGACGGCCTATTTTGGCGAAAGCGGCTAGCCGTGGCTAACGATTTATTTTCGGTCTGCATGAATATGCAAACTTGTAATAGGTCACGTTTTCTAATAAGTAAACGATCAAATTGTGGGCGATTTGTTAAATTGCGACGAAAAGAAAGCGGATTTCAATTCTAAAAACTTGCGCTAAGTTATTAATAATGATCAGGTTTAACATAAATTAAATATTGATCGGTAACTTAAACTACAAATACGCAAATAATAAATTACGCTTGATCAGTATTGCCAATTGTTAGTTTTTGGCGCAGTATTTTAGGTAATCGTGCGAAAACAAGAACGGCGAAGGCGAATAATTAACTCGTCGAGGTGCCTGGTTGTTTCCTGTCGAAGATGCTCTTTAATAATAAACTGCTGAACTATCACACTAGAGCTGCTTTTAAAGTGCGGGGAGTAGTTCGCCCCGCATTTCAGAAAGTAGCCCGAAGGCGTATACAAATATGGCTTTTAAATTGCGTGATGAGTTAGTAGTAAAGAAAGAGATCGGCAGATTAATAAATCTAGGTTTGTTCTTTTCAGTAGTCGATAAAATAACTGGCGTACCGGTGTCTCATCATCCGGTATTAAGCCAGGCAATTAGGGCAAAGACCCGAAAAACACGCGTAATAAGTACGCGGCATTTAATGATATTAAGCGAGAAACATACCAATGGCTAAAACCAAAGAAGTTACGCGCCGCAATCAAGGCGCAAACGTTTGGGCTACGGGAAGAGGCTACAACGGCGTTAAACGAACGGGATCATGCTTTTCCTGGGAGTACGTCGGCCCCACGCTCGGCAGGGTGACAAAAGGCGGTTATGATACCGCCGAGGAAGCCGCTTACGCTTACGACGAGTTTTTAACGACGCACGTTCCTAATGCTGACACAAATCAAGCGTTAGGATATTTAAAAGATCGTGTAGTTTTGGCTATTCGTGAAAAGATAAGTAAAGCAGAGAAGCATAAACCCCAAAAAAATACACGCCCAGTGGGTAAATATGGGTTTAGGGGTGTTAGTGCCAACCCTAAATCTAAAATAAATCCGTTTATGTCTTATATTCAGGTTCATAAGAAACAGATTTATGTAGGTTCTTTCCCTACAGCGGAAGATGCCGCGCGCGCACATGATATTAAAGCGATTCAATTATTAGGTGTTGACGCAATAACTAACGCTAGTTTAGGGTTATTACCGCCGGATGAAGAAATTAAGTTTACTCCTGGTCGCTCTTCTCCTCAGTTGAATGTGATTAATACAAACGCATCTCATCCGGCAATTAAAATTGAGAACAATCCGACCCCACCGGCTAAAAGCAATGCTGCGCCAATGTTGCAACCTTTGACGCCCGAGCAAGAACGCTTGGCCCAAATTGAAGCAGCGCGGCTAATGTCAGATACCGCCGATGAAGAGGAAGAAACCGCGCCCAAACTGCTTAAAACTGCGGAACCTATTCAACCTGATCCAGATTTGCCGCTTCCACCGGTGATTAACCCCGCTCGGGCTGATATCACTCAACCGGCGGCGGTGAATCTGTCCCCGATTAGTGAACTTATGCCACTGACTAAACCGTTTAGCGCTGGCGACGAGCTGCGGAAACGCGCCGAACTGCTATTAAAGCAAGCGGCAGAAGCTGACGAACTGGCGGTAAGACATTCCATGATCGCCGTTATCGAAACGATGAGCGAAAGCCTAGCCGGTTTTCAGCAAGCGTTGATTAAACAGATAGATTACGGCGCGGAGCTGGAAAAACAGATCTCCGAGCTGAAAGCGATGGTAAACAAATAAAGGGTTCGGTATGGAATATGAATTAATGCGTTTGCGTGGGTTTATTGAAGAGAACTGGGCGAAGTTTGAAGCCTTTTGCGCCGAAAATGGCGACAACGCAGACGAAATCCTTGAAGAGCTTGAAAAGCATCTTGATTAAGAGTTTCACAAAGTAGGTAGTGCTAAAAGTAAGGCTGTGAAGTTGTTGCCCGCCCTAACCCGGCGGGCTTTTTTTCGCCTCTATAAAACATTGTATAAACATTAAAGTGAGGTATACTCATTAAACATTGTTTAAACTTGAGGTGATGTGATGAGAACGAGTGTAAGGAAATGGGGCAACTCACACGGGATGATTTTTCCCGCTGCGGCCCTGAATCAAGCGGGTTTTGAGTTAGGCGACGACGTGGAAATTATCAAGGTTGACGGCGGTTTGCTGCTGAAACCTGCAAAGCCCGTCTATAGCCTGGCTGAAATGCTTGCCCAGTGTAAGCCAGAAGATTTTGCTCTTGATGCGGCTGATCTGGAGTGGGAAACCATGCGCCCTGTAGGGGATGAGCTTTTATAATGGACAAATTCATTCCTGATCGCGGCGATGTTGTTTGGCTTGATTTTGACCCAGCCGCCGGAAGCGAAATAAAAAAGCGCCGCCCTGGTTTGGTGTTATCAACCCGCGATTTTAACCGGATAACGAATTACGCAATGATCGCCCCGATAACCTCCACGGTTCGGGGCCACGTTTTCGAAGTAGCGTTAAACGATTGTGAAACGCGCGGCGTTGTTGTTTGCCAGCAAGCGAAAAGCCTCGCGTATAGCTTCCGTAACGCGGTATTTATCGAAGAAGCACCGCACGAAGTAACAGAAAAAGCCCTCGCTAAAGTTCGCGCTATCCTCGAATAGCGCCGCACCAGATACACAACCAACCCGCCCACCGTGGCGGGTTTTTTATTACCTAAAGAAAAGTGAGCAAAAACATGTTTGGATTTGGAAAGAAAGCGCGCAAGGCAGTACAAGAAGTTAAGAAGATGGAAAACCGCGATGACGTGGAGGCTACTGTGTGGGGCGCGTACGATATCGCATACGCCGACGGCACTTGTGACGCTAAAGAGATTTCAGTTTTAGAGAAAACGATTAGCGCCCTGCCAGCGTTCGCCCCGTTCGCCGGTGAAATTGCGCAAATGTCGTCTAATATCCGCGCCCGTTATGAAGCGTCACCACGTAGCGCCCACGCCGAAGCAATGCGCAAACTTTCTGAGGTTGCCGGAACTTCTGCGGCGGTCGATGTGCTTTGCCTGTGCCTGGACATTGCAGATCAGGACGGCATCGGGGAAGAGGAACAAGGCGCATTGAAGAAAATCGCCCAGGCGTTGCAATTGCCGCTGGATCAATATCTGTAATGTTCAAAATATTTTCAAAAGTCGCAACGGGGCTAACTATTGTTTTGATCCTGCTCTGTTTTGGCCTTGATATGGTTATGCGCCATTTTTGGGCGTGCGCGACGGATCTGCTATGGCTGTTTATTGTCATAGCCGCTGGAATAGCGTCGCATAAGATATTAAAAACCCTGAACAAATAACCCGCCCACTGAGGCGGGTTTTTTATTGGAAAAAATCCATGAAAAAGCCCCCTTTACGTGATCGGGATTACCCCAAATCAAACCGCGTTCGGCTTATCCGGTGGCGGCTCAAGTTGCTTGAGCGACGGAGCAATCCGGGCGCGGTTTTTCCTCTCGATATTTATCACAAAGGTTAACCATGACCCCAATCATTACCGAGCTGTTCGGCACGCTAGTAAAAGCGATTGCCTCGGAAGTTATCGACCACCTGAACAAAAACGGCACCAATAGCACCCCCGCGCCGGAACCTGAGCAAGTAAAGCCCGCACCGGTAGAGACAACCGGCGACCTGCGCGCCGACTGCCTGACAATCATCAACCAGTTGGCCCCGACTCATGGAAAGCAACTGCGCGCGATGCTTCCAGCCCACGGCGGCAAGCGACTTGGTGAAATTGTCGACGAAGCACTACCGGCGCTTTTAGCTGACCTGGTGGCGCTGCGCGATGCCTAACCAACACGCGAGATTAAGCCCTTCGGGGGCTTCAAAGTGGATGTTATGCCCCGCTTCACTTGCGGCGGAACGGGGCATAACAGAGAAGAGATCAGAACATGCAGCAGAAGGCACCGCCGCGCATGGCGTAGCCGAGTTGGTTTTACGTGCTCTTAACCCGTCGTGGCGTTGGAAGCGCCCCGAGTTCAAACGCACTTGTGCGGCTGATTACGTGGGGGAACATGTAGAAAACTGGCTCATTACTGACGACATGAGCGACCCGATACAAACCTACGTCGACACGGTTCTAGCCGAAGCGACCGGAAAAATTCTACACGTCGAGCAACGTGTCGATTTTTCGCATGTTGTAGGAGTGCGCGGCTCATTCGGCACCGCTGACGCCGTAATTATCAACGGCGACGAATTGCAGGTTCACGATCTGAAATTCGGGCGCGGCGTCCGTGTCGATGCGTATCAAAACAAACAGCTAATGATTTACGCGTTGGGCGCTTTGAAGATGTTCGACCTCGGGCAAGATTTTAAACACATTCGTTTGTTTATACATCAGCCGCGTTTGAATCACGTCTCAGAGTGGCAACTCACGGTTAAAGAGCTGTTGGCGTTTGGCAAGACAGTAAAGATGGCGGCAAAACTCTGTATCAAGCTGTTTGACGCCGCCGAAGCTGGCGAAATCATCCCCGCTAAGTATTACGCCCCAGGCGAGGCCCAATGTCGTTGGTGCAAACGCTCCGGGAGCTGTGCGCCGCAAACGGCTTACATCTATGAAGCCGTAGCCGGTGAATTTGTCGACCTGGACGCCGCCGAGTTTAACGCGCTCAACCCCGCCGAGCTGACGCCGGAACAACTCACCACTGCACACGCGAACATTGATTTTATTGAAGCGTGGTGCGGCAAGGTGAAAAAAGAAGTCTATTCCCGTTTGCTCGATGGCGGCGGATTGCCAGGCCTGAAAGTTGTCGAGGGCCGCGCCGGTTCGCGCGCGTGGGCTGACAAGGACGACGCCGAAAACCTACTGCTCGAGCTGGAAGAGTCCGGCGACATCTACACCCGCAAAATTGTTTCACCTACCCAGGCGGAAAAACTATTCAAGCATGACGAGGAAGCATGGCAACGGCTGCAATCCCTGATTGTTCGCCCTGCCGGTGCGCCTGTCGTCGTCTCTGAATCTGACCCCCGCCCTGCTCTCTCCGTCTCTGACGAATTTACCGACGTTTCAAACACACAATAAGGCTGATTATGTTAGTTCAAAATGTACGTATTTCTTTTCCTGATCTGTTCATCGCTCGCAAGCAATCCGATACCGCCGAAGTAGAAAAATTCGCGGGTACTTTCCTGATCCCCGCAGGCTCTGCATTGGAAAAACAAATCGACGCGGCATGTTTGGCGGCGGCTGAAAAGAAATGGCCGGGCAAAGGTGCGCAAGTTATCAAGTCAATCGCTGGTAACAACATGCGCTATTGCTTCCGCCCTGAAGGTGAAAAGGATTATCAGGGATATGAAGGCAACCGCTTCTTTAAAGCGACAAATACTAGCCGCCCTACCGTGTTAGATCGTGATAAAGCCCCGCTTGTTCAAGCTGACGGGAAACCATATTCCGGCTGCTACGTTAACGCGTCCGTAGAGTTTTACGCATACGACAACAACGGCAAAGGTATCGCCGCCACGCTTAAAGGCGTCCAGTTCTTCAAAGACGGCGACGCATTCACCGGCGGCGGCGTTGCATCCCCTGACGACTTCGACGACCTGAGCACCGAAGGCGAAGAAACCCACGATTTCGCATAACCACTAAGCCCCCGCAAGGGGGCTTTTTTATAGGCCCGCTATGCCCTTTCTATATTGTGACCTTGAAACTTTTTCCCCTACTCCGATAAATCACGGCACGCATAAATATAGCGAGCTGGCGGAGGTGATGTTATTCGCTTACGCGCTGGAAGATGGCCCCATTTACGTTTGGGATCTGACTACCGGCGAACCAATGCCCGCCAACCTGAAAGCCTGGCTAACTGACCCGAACGTTAAAACCGTATGGCACAACGGCGGGAACTTCGATTTAGTCGTTTTGCGCGAAGCGCTAGGAATAGATATTCCGCTCGACCGCGTACACGACACAATGATCCAGGCGTACCAGCATTCACTACCTGGCGCGCTCGGGATGCTGTGCGAGATTTTCGGCCTAACATCCGATGAAGCAAAAGACAAAGACGGCAAAAAGTTAATACAACTTTTCTGTAAGCCGCGCCCCAAATCTATGAAGTTGCGCCGCGCTACGCGTGAGACTCACCCGAAGCAATGGGCGCAATTCGTTTCCTACGCTGGCGGCGATATCCGCTCGATGCGCATTATTCATAAGAAAATGCCCGCGTGGAACTGCACCCCCGAAGAGCTGGCGCTTTGGCACCTTGACCAAATGATTAACCGCGCCGGTGTACTTGTAGATCTGGAGCTGGCACAAGGCGCAATCGAAGCCGTGGAGCTGGCACAAATCGAGCTGGCGGAACGCGCCAACGACCTGACCGGCGGCGAAGTAGAAAGCGCCACCCAACGAGATAAGTTACTGGCCTATATCTGCGAATCATTCGGCGTAACGCTGCCAGATATGCAAGCCGCAACCCTAGAGCGTCGAATCAATGACCCCGATTTGCCCGCGCCACTGCGTGAATTGTTATGTGTACGCCTTGCGGCAACAACTTCTAGCACTGCCAAATATAAGAAACTCATTCAATCAGTGTCGTCTGATGGCAGGTTGCGCGGATTGCTACAGTTTTGCGGGGCCGCCCGCACCGGTCGCTGGGCTGGGCGTATATGGCAACCCCAAAACTTACCGCGCCCCACGCTTACCGCTGAACTTATCCACGCGGCTATTGAGGCATTTAAGCGCGGCTCCGCTGATCTGGTGTTAGATGACGTAATGCAAGCGGCATCCTCTGCGCTGCGTGGCTGCATCATCCCATCCGACGGAAACAAACTAGTTATAAGCGACCTTTCAAACATCGAGGGGCGCGTGTTGGCCTGGCTTGCGCGTGAAACGTGGAAGATTGAAGCGTTCGCCGCCTACGACCAAGGCACCGGACACGACCTTTACAAGCTGGCCTACGCGAAAGCGTTCAACATCCCCCCCGAAGATGTCGACAAGATGCTACGCCAAATCGGTAAGGTTCTTGAGCTATCAATGGGCTTTGGTGGCGGAGCTGGCGCGCTGGCGGCTATGGCGCTGGCCTATGGTATGGATTTAGATGATCTGGCCCGTCAAGCACTGCCAACGATACCGGCGGCGACACTGGAAGAGGCCCGCGATTTCCTGGGATGGATGACGCGCAAAGGCAGCAAGCCGAAAGCCTTAAACGATGAAACGTTTATCGCTATGGAGTCACTTAAACGGCTCTGGCGCGGCGCTCATCCTAACGTCGTCACGCTATGGAAAGCTGTTGAAGATGCCGCGCGCTCTGCGATTAACGGCACCCCGACGGTAACGCATGGGCTTTCCTTCCAGAAAGTGGGCGCCTGGCTGCGTATCCGCTTACCGTCGGGGCGTTACCTTTGCTACCCATCGCCAAAAGTGAACGGCAAAGAGATCAGCTATATGGGCGTTTGCCCGTATACCCGCAAATGGAAACGCCTGAAAACGTTCGGCGGGAAGCTGGTCGAAAACATTGTTCAAGCCATAGCCCGCGACGTATTAGGCCACAACATGCCGCACATAATGAACGCCGGTTATTTCATCGTTTTAACCGTACACGATGAAGTTATAACCGAAGCCCCAAACACCCCGCGTTACAACGTCACCGAACTTTCAAACTTGCTCGCCATACAACCCAAATGGGCGAAAGGCTTGCCGCTCGCTGCGGCGGGGTTCGAGGCTGACCGTTACCGCAAGGACGACTAATGCCATACCGAAATAAAGAAGCCGAAGCCCTCGCCGCGCGTGGGCTGCATCGTCGCGCCGCGAATATGTACCGGCTTAAAGCTAAAGATCTGGGCAATAACGAACTGGTAGATAACGCGCTGGCGCGTGCTCGCCACTTCGAACGCGCCGCCAATGAAAGCCGGTTAGAACGCCTGACGGGGCGCGATCCCTTGAACCTTGATTGTGATTACACCGTATTCACCGGCAACTACTGCGGCCCCCAAACGCGAGGGACTAAATTCTAATGGTTTACATCCGAGAAATTACCGTCGAAAAGCCGCTAGTGATCGCCACGGAAAAGCGCGGCGGCATTGCTTACAAGTTTGTTTCACCTGGGCGAACGTCTGTACCTGACCGTATCGTTTTATTACCTGGGGGGCGTTTTGCGTTTGTAGAAGTCAAAGCGCCGGGGCAAAAGCCGACGGCGGCGCAACTCCGCGAACATAAGCGGCTAAGGGCGTTGGGTTACAAGGTGTTTGTCCTGGACAGTGCCGAAGCTATCCCCGAGTTGCTAAAGGAGATCGAAGGCGTCCCCCCGCTGGAGTTTTACGAATCGGTAATGATTGTCGATAGCGGCTATCGAAACCGCAAGGCGGCGAACGATGACAGTTTGTAGCGTAGAGATTTGCGAACGCAAAGCGGGGCGCGATGGGCTATGTGAGCGCCATCGGCGCAAAGAGAAGCTGAAAGACCCCGCCAAGCACGCCGCAGAAAAACAATACAACTACCGGTATAGACGAACTGAAACAGGAAAAGCCGCGACGAGCAAATACCACACTAAGCGTTACAAAACGGGGGAAAACGTAGCGGGTACAGCGCGTTTTTTTAAGGCTATCGACTATGAAGTTTAACCCCCGCCCCTATCAACTCCCTATCATCCAGGCAATTACCACAATCAAGCGCGTGAATGTGTTTGCGTCTATGGGCGTGGGTAAAACCGTGTCATGTCTGACGGCGATAGATCAGATGTATCTCGAGGGGCCGGTGTTAGTTCTGGCCCCTTTGCGCGTCGCCGTGTCGACCTGGCCCGATGAGGCGGAAAAGTGGGAACACTTAAAAGATCTGGTCGTTGTACCCGTCACCGGCACCGCCACCCAACGTAAAGCCGCCCTACAGCGTGACGCGCTTGTATACACAATCAACTACGAAAATGTTGTTTGGTTGCTTGAAGAGTGCGGCGATACCTGGCCCTTTGCGATGGTTATCGCTGACGAATCAACTCGGCTAAAAAGTTTCCGTTTGCGCGGCGGTAGTAAACGCGCGGCGGCACTGGCGAAGATAGCACACGCGAAAACCCCACATTGGGTAAACCTGACCGGCACACCGGCCCCAAACGGGCTTATAGATCTGTGGGGCCAATGTTGGTTTATCGACAAGGGGCAACGCCTGGGCCGCACGTTTAACGCGTTTGTTTCCCGTTGGTTCAATCAGCAGCGTTTCGGGAACTTCTTCAAGCTGTCCCCGCACCCGCATAGCCAAAAGGAAATACAAACGTGTTTAAGCGGTATCACTATCTCGATTGATGCCCGCGATTACTTCGACGTTGCCGATCCTGTTTACGTTCCTGTGCCGGTCAAACTGCCAGCGAAAGCGGCGAAGCTATACAAGCAAATGGAAAAGGAAATGTTTTTCGAGCTGCGCGGCGTCGAGTTCGAAGCAATGAGCGCGGCGGCTAAATCCATCAAGTGCCTACAAATGGCAAACGGCGCGGTATACACCGAAGACGGCGAAACCTGGGAAGCGATTCACGATGAGAAAATTAAGGCACTTGAAAGCATCATCGAAGAGGCGGCGGGCGCTCCTGTTCTCGTTGCGTACCACTGGCGGCACGACCTGGAACGACTGCGAAAAGCATTTCCCGCTGGGCGCGTGCTCGATGCCGACCCTAAAACTTTGCGCGACTGGAACGCCGGAAAAATCCCTATCCTCTTTGCTCACCCTGCAAGCGCGGGCCACGGCCTAAACCTGCAAGACGGCGGAAACATCCTGGTGTTTTTCTCGCTGTGGTGGGACTTAGAACAACATCAACAAATCATTGAGCGCATAGGCCCGACACGACAAGCGCAAGCGGGCCACGACCGCCCCGTTTTCATTTACTACATCATTGCGCTTGGAACCGTCGACGTGCTTGTACGCGAGCGACTACACACAAAAGCCAGCGTACAAGAGCTTTTACTCAATGCCATGAAAAACGGCGGGTATGCGGCGAACGATGACGAATACAAGGTTAGAGCGTAAGGAGTTGTATTACATGAAATACATATTACTTGTAACATTATGCGCTTTAGGGGGCTATGTACTCGCCAGCTATGACGCGCCCCCGCGCACATACGAAGCCGTAAAGCCAACCGAAGCGCCGCAAAAGGTAGACCCCGCACCGGCGAAAACTAACGATGAAGATCTAGCTTTCCCTGGTTCTCCTTTTCCATATCCGGGGGCCGCAGGTGTTTAAAAACCGTCACCCCGTATCACGACGGGGAAAACTCCCCCGCCTTACCACTTCCGAAATGCGCGCCATTAACCGAACCAAAACAGCCGACGATAACCTACAAGACGCTATCGAGGCGTTTACGTTTATCACCGACGTTTTGATAGGTGCGCTCATCGAACCAGGACGCGACGCGGAGCAATGGTGTAGGCGTGCGCTGCGCGACGCTCTGGCGGGCGATACCGTTAAACGTATCTCAACCCGTCAAATTATCTGGAAAGCGCAACGCGGCGAATCTGCGTTCCTGTGGCTGCGTGCTTATCACTCCACCTTTGAACTGTTGGCAGACAACGGCAAAAGCCCCGGCGAAAAGTATCACCTCGTCGACTTTGCCGCGCCTATTGAGAGGGATTTTTGAAACCGTTTGTTATTTGTCTTTGTGACGAATCCGGCGTGATGGCGGAGCCGTGGTTACGTGATGGATATAGCGCCCTGCTGATAGACCCGCAACACGGTAAGCCCGCTCAATGGGATAAACGCCCCGAAGGTGGCACCGTGTTTAAAGTCGGCGACGTGATCAATAGCGAGAATGCAATGTACTACTTACGCATTGCGATAGATTACGGTGTCGCTTTCGTGGCGGGCTTCCCGCCTTGCACTGATGTAGCCGTAAGCGGATCGGGTAAGTTCGAAGAGAAACGCGCGCGTGATATCCATTTCCAGGCAAAGGCGGCGCTCATTGCCGAACAATGCCGCATGGTTGGGCAACTATCCGGCGCGCCGTGGTTCTTTGAAAATCCTGTGTCGGTTTTTTCGTCTATCTTCGGCAAGCCAGATCACATATTTAACCCTTGCGACTTCGGCGGCTACCTACCCGACGAAGACGCGCACCCTATCTATCCGGGGATAATTCCCGCGCGCGATGGCTACATGAAAAAAACCTGTCTTTGGACGGGTAACGGCTTCGTTATGCCAGAAGCGCGCCCCGTTCCTGGCTTGCCCTTTCATGAAGCCTTTAGCCTCGGCGGGAAGTCGGAAAGAACGAAACGAATCAGAAGCACAACGCCGCGCGGTTTTGCGCTGGCTGTATTCAACGCAAACACAAAGGCGGCAAACGATGACCGGTATTAGCAACGCAGTAGATCACCCCGCGCATTACCAAACGGAAAAGGTGGAGTGCATCGAGGCAATCGAGGCGGCGCTTACGCCGGAAGAGTTCGCCGGTTTTTGCAAAGGGAACGCGCTTAAATATCTGTGGCGTGCGGGCAAGAAGGGAAGCGCGGCGGAAGATTTAGCAAAGGCGGGCTGGTACTTGAAACGCATCACACAATCAAAATAATATCACTGTATTACATGTAATACCTATTGCATGTAATACATGTTACGTGTAATCTTTTTGCATTGGCTATCGAGCATAGGGCAGAACAATGTTAAAGATTGCGATTCTGGCAGGAAAAGGCGGCGTGACTAAATCCGCCATAGCGCGCGCCGTTGGGGTTCGACTCCTGGAGCGTGGTTTCACTGTAGCGGGTTTTGATATGGACGAGGAACAAGCGAGCCTCTACCGTTGGATGGAACGCCGCAAACATATAGAACTGCCGTCATTCCCCGTAACTACAAAACTAACTGTAAACTCCGTGAAAGGATTAACGGCCACCGCAAACTATCAAGCTGGGGTTATCGACGGTGCCGCAT